GTTGGGCTTGTCCTTGAAGCATAAAAGGATTCGGGTGTAGAAATATGTCCGATTTGGTCCCTCGCGGGACCAGACAAGAGGCGGCCTGCCTCCAGCCTTCGGGCTCAGGCCGACACGTTACTGAGTTCCCAATTCCTGGGGGAATGTCAGGAGGAAGCAAAGCTGTTGGTGTCCCAAAAGTTGTGGATGCCTTTGCTGACCTACAATACAGGATCAGAAGGACCCAGCGTCGTGAGCGTAAAAATGAACGCCGCTGGCAACGAGACGATAAAGGTTGGGAGAATGCCATTTTCTTGCATGAATTGGACAACATAATACGATGTGAGCAGGAAATTATCGGTCTCGAGGGAGGAGGGAACTCCAAGGGTGATGGCCCTAAAGAATGGAAAGAGAAGAAACTTTCCGGGCCAGGAGAAAAACAAGCGAGGGATATTACCAAGAAGGTCTATAAACAAAAGACATCGAAAGGTAAACTCAATAAGCTCCAGGAGGGGCTGGTTGACTCCATTTCAAAAACCCACGGAGATAAAGACGCCGTCAAAGAGGCATTGTCTGAGAGTGAAAAATTGCAGTTTGAGAACATTGATTTGAAAACTGAAAATGATAACTTGAAGAAGATGAATGCATTATTTGAAGCGAGTGTAGATGACTATGCATTGGGCATGGTCAAAGGTGTCAAGTATGTTGTCACTGGATCAAAAGTTAGATGGGCTGAGATTGTCATTAGTTTGATAATAATATCTTGGTTGTCGTTTTTGACTTGGCTTATGTCCACAAACCAGATGATTATATTGATTCCTTGGCAATTGTTTTGGATTGCACTCGATTACCCGGTTGTCTTTATTGGGTCACCCCTCCATCCGGTACCAACAGGCTTGTGTTTGGTACCGGTTGCTATTGCTGTTGCGCTTACAATCAGATTGATGCGATTGGGCCCATTTCGGCAAAAACCAGAGGTCTATTCTTATGATGGACCCTTTGAACACGATACTGTTGATAGGAGACCAGATAGCATGGCGATGGGTGTCTATAAGCATACACCCAAGTATTGTTGGTTCAAATTTCAAAAAGGAGACGAAACCGATAGGTTTATAATTTCGTTAGAATTGCTCGCACAGTTGTTGGCTGCTCCCAACGTTTCCCCTAATTACAGTGATGTGGCTGTATGGGAGCGTATGAATCAGTCATCGAGAACATTGCATTCAGTTGGGATTGATAAATGGCTTCCAGTTAATAATCACCATATAGTGCCCAACACTGTTCGCGTTGCATTCGCTGCTTACCAGAGTCTGTATAGGACTGAGGCTCGTACCCCTGCCCTGGGGAAGTACTTGCCTTTTCGGTTAATACCAGCAGAATAGACTTGGTAGTTTGTCATGGTTATCGCCATAATGAAGTTCATCTTAAAATACCTGAACTGAAAAAGGCTTTTAGCATGACAACACCAAGGTGGGTTGATCCAGATTATCGGCCTGTGGTACAGAGATCTTTAGGCTGCCATGTTAGTGGCGCTGCTTTACCACATGCTGATCCTGGTGATCCCTTAACGATGGCTGCTGGGGTCCAAAAACGAATAGGTGCGAAATTGCCAACCCCGTCCCCAATTAAGCTGAGAAGATTACGTCGATTCGTTAGACGTTGGCTTAGGAAGAATCTCGTGCCACTCAGTCACGACTGTGATGTGTCAGTCGAAGCGTGGCTTGCTAAAACCCACTACCCTGAATGGCGGAAGAATGAACTCCGCAAGAAATGGGCAGAGGTTATATCCATATGGGACCATACTAAAGTTAAAGTCCATATGAAGGATGAAACGTATGTAGAGTATAAACATGCTCGCGGCATATATTCACGTGAAGATGAATTTAAGTGTGCCGCGGGGCCAATCTTCAAGTTAATTGAAGAGGCCCTCTATAAGGACGGACATTTCATCAAACACATACCGGTTGCAGAGCGAGGACGCTATGTTAAGGAACGCCTTTATAGGCTAGGCGCCAAGTATTTCTCAACCGATTATTCCACTTTTGAAGGTTCTTTTATAGCTAAAATAATGGACGCTGTGGAATTTGAACTCTATTCGTATATGGTCCAGCACTTGCCTTCTGGTGCTGATTGGCTAGACCTAATGCGAAAAGTCCTTATGGGAAAGAATGTTTGTGAGTACAAACACTTTATGGTCCAAATTATGGCCACAAGAATGTCTGGTGAGATGTGTACGTCCCTAGGCAATGGCTTTACTAATTTGATGGTATTCCTTTTTGTCTGCGAAGAAAATGATTGTGTAGACGTTGATGGTGTGGTGGAGGGTGATGACGGTTTATTCGCATTATCTGGTGAAGCCCCCACGTCAGAACAGTTCGCAGAATTGGGGTTTGTCATCAAAATGGAAGAGCATTTGGAGTTGTCCCATGCTTCATTTTGTGGACTTATTTTTGACATAAATGACGAGATTATCGTTACTGATCCAATGGAAACCATTGTCCAGTTTGGATGGGTATCTCGTCAGTACTCACGCAGTGGTAAGAACACTCTGATGAAATTGTTGAGGTGCAAATCGTTATCCCTTGCACATCAATATCCAGGGTGTCCTATTATCCAAGCCTTGGCTGAATATGGCTTGAGACAGACTAGATCTTATTGTGTTAAGGATTTTGTCATGAAAATGCGCACTTCGATGTGGGAACGTGAACAGCTAATCGCAGCTATCAGGGATGAGTCGAAACTCAGAACAAAATTGAGAACCCCTGGTATGGCTACTCGGTTGCTTGTCGAATCTAAATTCGGCATTATCATTGAGCACCAGCTTCATATTGAAAAGTATTTGGCTGGTTTGAATCAGTTGGAACCTCTGGACGATGAAATTTTGCAAATGTATGTGAAACCAGTATGGTCCCATTATTATGATAATTATTCAAAATGTGTTAATGGCCCTGTTGCTCCCGGTGGGCAAGGACTTCCAAACATTCTGGAAAAGCTCCCAGTCATGTCCCCAACGTCTCCTGTGCATTAAGGG